TAATTCCGTATCTTTTGTATCAGTGGCTCCACGCACATCATCATATTCGCTAGGCATCTCGTATACTGGCGCAGCCACTTCATCTAAAAATTGGGCTACATCAGTTGTCGTTACCTCCACGCGTTGTTTCATTTCTGTTGCTCCTGAATGGGGCTCGAATGCTTGCTTGAGACAATCACACACGCGAGGCGCCCTATGGCACAACGGACACTCAGGAAAATTAAAAATATCTGAGATTGAATAAGGCTGACTCCGCACTACCTCATCCGGTTTTGTCGTCTTAATTGATATCTCTCTTGGGACGACTTCCAGAGATTTATTTATTTTAATAGATTTAGTGAGTGCTTATACATATAATTAACGTTCACTCAAACGCTAACCAGTGGAATTTTGCTGGTTGATAAAACCGAAGTAAATACCTCTAGATCCAATCACTGAAAGCCGTTAGGAGGGATGGGTGTTACCGCACCATCTCTATCCCCATATGGTAACCAAACAGTGATGAAATTTTGGTTCGAACCTCACGCAGATATTAAACTGCGCTTGCGCTTTTAAAGGGTGCGCAATGGCCCTATGAGGTGTACCTCTTATGCCATTCTTCTATTCTTGTAGTATAGTCCACATCTAAAACTGTGCACAATCCTATAAGATCAGATCGGGTGGCTACTTCCCGAAGCTCACGTCTACGTTTTTCATAAACGTCACGACCGTGATTTGCCCATTCCGAAAGAGCAGTATCAATATTCTCGGCACAAGCCATTTTCGGGGTTAGAGGACAACCTCGCGGTCGCATATAACAATGGAGCATCTTAAAGATAGATTCATCCTTAAGTGCACCAACATGACACCCACGCTCTGGACAATACAAAGATCGCCTTTTAAGGAATTCAAAATCAGCGTAGTTTAAATACGGCTGCAAGGCGCTTTCCTTATCAGGCATTGTATAAGTCTGACCATAGGTACCTAGAATCTTAGAAATAGATTCTATATTGAATAACGGTATCGTATCGTCCGTCGAACCCGCATTGTCATCACCATAAGTCATAAGTTTCACGTGATTGGCAAAACTATCTCCATTAGGATACAGACTATAGT